TCCGTTGCGACTCCTGCCGCTGTTTATGCCGATGTAAATACTCTTATTGATGCAGCCGGGCCACTTTTAGCCGCTCAACCTGATAGGGTACTTCTTGTTACATATTCAGTATATCAAAGGTTAATGAGGCACCTGCAATCTTTAGGTGTTGCTTTTAAAACCGAACTAATGACAGGCGGGATGAGATCAGGTGAATGGGACGGTATTAAGATGTATGTTATTCCTGCATGGGATGCAATGATCGAAGCCTATCAGAATAACGGAACTAAGTTAAATGACCCGCACCGGGTAGTTTACACAACGATTTCTAACTTGAATATCGGAACCGCTGCAACTGGATTATTCGATAGAATCAATTCATTCTATGATCCACGCAGCAGAATGAACCGTATTGAGGCTGTTGATGCTTTTGATGCAAAAATCATTGATGACAGACTTATCCAGGTCGGAACCTAATAAAATAAAGATATGAGCCAGGGATGTAATTCTATAATCGCTGATATTCTTAAAAACTGCTCGACTCTTGTGGCCGGCATTAAGGATACCGTATATTTTATTAACATTGATGATGTTGATAAAGATTCATGCTCATTCGATGTTGACAACCCACTGCTTTTAACGTCTTTGGTCTTAAAATCAGCATCGCCTGACCTGTCAGCCTATAAGTTCGAAGGGTATAACTACTCAAACGAACATAAAGCTACAATGGTCAAAAAAACCTACTCAAAAACCTGGGAACATAACCTGATATTCCGCTTGTTTGATAACACTCCGGAAGATAAACTTTGGATTAAGAACGCTGCTGATTCCAGATTTCTTGTGATTATTGAGAATAATTACAATAAGGATGATGGTGTTTTAGCCGAGGGCCGGACGGTATTTGAAGTACTTGGCTGGGATTTCGGCCTTGAACTGACAGCCGCCGAACGTGATGCTAACTCTGATGAACTTCAGGGAGGGTGGTTACTTACAGCCGCTTGTCATGAGAAGATGAAGGAGTCACTTCCTCCACTTACTTACTTTGATACGAGTCTGACAGCCACAAGGGCAGCAATCGCAGCATTATCAACCGCATGGTAAAAGATAAGAGCGGGACTAAAAACCCCGCTTTTTTTATATGACACTACACGAAGAGGTTTTATCTTTTGCAAGGGAATTTGTTAACGACAGAAAAAGCAGAACCCCAGAAAAGAAACAGCAAATCAAAACTGTTTACAAAGAATTATTTGGAGAGTTGTTTAATTTACGATGCGGGACTTGCTATATTGCAGCTTGCATAAAAATAGTTAAATTTACAGCTTCAAAACAACCAGTTAAAAAAATTATCGTTATGGCTAATTTGGATTATCAATTAAAACCAGGTGCAATATTACAAGCATTTGGGCACCGCGAAAAAAACGTTTTTAAAGCAGAACAGCTCACAAATGAACTTGCTGAATGGCACATTAAAAATGACCCTTCACAGATCCGGAAGTTTTCAAAGTTACCAGGGAATTTTAGTATCCCGCCTGTAATTACTATTTCACCCGCTTTAAAAATCGTTCCCGTTCCTGTTCATATCGAAACAGTTGAACCGATTGAAGATGTAACAGTACCGGAAACAGTTACCCCGGCCCCTGTTAAGCCCAAAACAACTAAGCCAAAAACCGCCCGTAAAAAGAAAGCATAATGAGAGTTTCCGCAACCAAAACAGCTCCACGAGTTGAGCGGAATTCTTACCTGAATGTAAAAAATATAAAGGCATACGGAACAGGTAATGATTACCCTCAAAAGATACTGGAAATAATTAACAGTTCCGGTACCGGTAGAACGTGTATGGATATATACGTCAAATTTGTTGAGGGTGCAGGATTTACAGATGTCGTACTTTCAGAAACAAAGATCAATTCCAAAGGTGAACGGTCTGATGGGTTGCTTAGGAAGTTCGCAAAGGACCTTAAAAACTTCAATGGTTTTGCTTGCCTTGTTAAGTATAACGGTATGGGTGTACCTGAGGAGTATTTTAACATCCCTTTCGAACATTGCAGGATTGAGATTAATTCAAAAAGAGAATACACCGGACGGATTGCAGTTCACCCGGACTGGACTAATTTAACCGGTAATTATTTTGATGTTAAAGATATAAAGTACATTAACCGTTTTAATCCTGTTTCTGCACTTGCCGAAATGATTGCAGCCGGTGGACCTGAAAAATACTTGGGTCAAATAATGTATTTCACAGTTGATGGAGAATTCGAATATCCTATTAGTCCATTTGATCCTATTGTTACTGATATGCTTACTGAGGAATCTGTTTCAACGGTCAAGCATCGTAATGCAAAATTTAACTTTTTACCCTCTGGGGTACTTGTACGCAAAGGAATAAGACCAGCTTTAAAAGCTGATGGAAGTTATGATCCGGATTCAAAGTATAATGATGAACAAAGCAGGAGTGCTGATGAAATTAAACGGATGCAAGGGGACGCAAACGCTTGTAAGATATGGGTTGTCGATGTGGATGCTGATGAAGAAAAACCAGAGTTTATCCCATTTGATGCAAAAAATTATGATAAACAATACGAATATACTGAAAGAACAGTTCAGGAAAATATCGGTAAAATGTTTTTGATCCCTCCAATTTTACGAGGCGTTGATATCGGTGCTGGTTTCGGGGCCGATCTTATGACAAACGCATACACCTTTATGAATTCAGTAACCGGAAACGAAAGGCGAATGATTGAAACTGCTTTTATGGATTTGTTTCAAAATTACATGATTAAATTCTTAGATTTCAGCATTAAGCCACAAGAATATATTACCACAGCACCTCCAATAAATCCAATACCATGATAGCACTTATTAATAAATCAGATTTGGATAAATTAAAATATGTTGCTGATTCTGTTAAGAATAACACAACTTGGAATCAATTCGTTATTGAAGCTCAAATGTTTGATATAAAACCCTGGCTAAAGGATGAATTATTAAACGAACTTTTAACTCAGGCAGCAACTTCACCGGAAAGTTTTTCAACTGAAAACGCTTTTCTTTTAGCGGGAGGTGTTTATACTTATTCAGGCCGGGATTACAGTTTTGAGGGATTGAAAACGGTTATTATATATTATGCCTTTGCTCGTTACACGAACCGTTCACCATTTAATTACACCGCCGCCGGGATCGTTCAGAAGGATAGTGACTTTTCAACTCCGGTATCTGATAAGGTAATCCAGAGATTAGAAACTGAAAGCAGATTATCAGCAGATGCACTCAGGGATGAAACGATGTTATTTTTACGCAGGAATAAAACAGATTACCCATTATACAGGTATTGCCAGGCTAATAAAAGACCCCGTTGTTTTGATGTAATAGGAGACTAAGTGACAACACGATGCAAAAAAATATTATCCGATATTGGTAAGAACTGCAATACATTAACTCCGGGGTTGCAGGACACTATTTATTTAATTAACATCGCTGATATTGATAAGGATCTTAGTTCATTTTCTGACGGATTCACGCTTACAGATATTTCATTAATTCAGAATTCAAAAGCCTATAAAGTCGAGGGTGTAAATTATTCGAAAAGTCACAAAACCACAGCAGTAAAAAAAAGATTTTCCAGTCTTTGGAATCACGAATTACTTTTCAGAATTTTCGATAATACACCGGAGGACAAACTATGGATAAATAATTCTTTGGATTCAAAGTTCATAGTTATTCAGGAAAATATTTATAATAAGTCAGGTGAAACGGTCTTTGAAGTTTTAGGATGGGAATTTGGTCTTGAAATTATAACGGCCGAAAGAGAGTCAAATAATGATGAGTTTCCTGGGTGGCTTATCGGGGCAGAAAGTCACGATAAAGTTAAGGAAGTAAAACCTCCTATTATTTTATTGGTTAATAATTCGTTGGCTGATACACGTCAATTTATTTTTGATCATTTGTACAATGTAGATACTCAAAAGCCTTACTACATCACAATAACCCTGACAAATGCAAATACGATTGAAATAGTATATAACGAGGACTTAAACGAGTCGATTATCCCGGATTTGATTGATTATATTTTTAATCCGCAAACAGTAATAACATCAGATAATTCAACAATAAAAAGTGATTCAACTTTAATACTTTCAGATAATGGCTAAGCAAATCATAGGAATCGGAACGGTGGCAAATGACGGAACAGGTGACCCGTTAAGAACTGCACTTGGTAAAGTAAATGCAAATTTCACTGAGTTGTATAATTTAAATCCTTACTCTGAGCAGTTCTACTCTCAGGATATTGTCGTTTCA